CCATTTACTTTTCCAATTGGTCGCCGAATAATACTTCAACAATCGCTCTTGTGAACTCATTGAATCCATCAAGAACTTCTTTTCTAATTAATTTGTAATCTTCTGAATTAGGGTCTAATACGTCCTCAATGTTATTTAGGGTAATTGCCAAGTATTTCTTATTCTTGTTGCCAAGAAACTTAACAATCTCTAGTACATTCAGTCCTTCAATTATCACCCCTTCTGCTTTGTTAGACATCCTTTTCCTCCTCATTAAGAATTAAGACAATTCTGTTCAATTCTGGTACACCTTTGTAAATCCTTCTATCAATACTCATAAGTTTTTCATCTACTTGTACTGTTTCAGAAGAATCAATTATAGTTATGTTTGCTGTGGTGTACTCAATCTGTGCACGACATTCTCCCTCGAATAATTCTCCAGCAGAGTAACCAACCCCTTTATCCATACTATTCCATCTTACGTGTGCGATTATTGGATACCCTGATATTACATCAGTCCAATATTCTCCTCCACAGGTAGGACAAAAAGAGTTAGTAGAAACATTCGTTACTGGGTCTAAACTACAGCCAGAAGTTGTACAGGCTGTGTTTCTTGCCAAGGAATTAAATGTTATTGTTCTACCAATCGCATCTCTAATATCGTCTATTTTATCTTTTGTATCACTAGGAAATGTTATCGCCATATCTTTCAAAAATCTTTTGCCATTTCTTGGCTATATCTTTCCAAACATATTCTTTGGAAGTGAATTTTTTATAGCTTTCTCTCCCCAACATTTCCCGTAGTTCCTGATTTTGATACAGGATTTCCAGAGACTCTGCAACATCTGCGGGGTGAACGAGTCCACCTTTTACTAATGTTTCAGGACTCCATAAATATTGATTTACAGGGGTAAGAATGCCTACATCTTCAAATAGTTCTGTACAAGCACTGTGATTTGGTACAATCTGTGGAACTCCACAAGCAGCACCTTCTGTTGAACAAAGTCCCCAACCTTCTCCAGTTGAAGTATTTATTCCAATGTCAGCACAGTTATAAATCATGTTTAGTTCTGGTAGAGTTACTTTTTGGACACCCTTTACTGTGTTAGTTAGGATAACTCTATTTTGTATTCCAAGCTTTGTGCTAAGATTTAGAACATCCCATCCTGAGTCTTTTATACCCGCATGGTGGTAGTATTTAACACTATCTGGCTTGTCTTGAACAAACTCTGCAAAACCCTCAAGTGCAACGTCAATACGTTTTCTTGGTTGGTTTCTATTTACGTTAAGTACGATAAAGCTTTCCCACAGTTCTGGGTTTTTATCAAAATACTCTTTTCTTACTTCTAACTTATCACCTAATGGATAGAAAGTTTCTAAGTCCGTTCCATGAGGAATAATTTCAAAGTCTATATCTGGCATAACTTCTGAACAGACTTTTCTACCAAACTCTGTGTATACTACTGCTGACTTTACAAGGTCAAAGTTACTAAACCATTGTTCAGAAAAATCAGTACCATCTACAGGGAAATAAACAACTATAGGCGGGATAATATACCCTTCTACGGTTTCTTCTAAGTCTTTGAATACCCTTAGGTATTCGGAAATTACCCAAATATCATTTAGAATAAAGACAAAATCGTATTCATTGTCTTTAAATTCTTTAATTCTGTTGAAACCCCACAAGTCTCCACCAAGACTGGCTGGATAAACATTATGTTTGTATTCGTGAGGGTCTCCTCGATAATTAATCGCTATGTGGTCAATGTGCCAATCATCCGGCAAGTTCTCAATAATGCCGTGTGATACTCTTGAAAATCCAGTGGGAGTAACACCGTCACTGATAAATAATCCTTTCATGTTTTCCTTTCCTTTCAAATCTTTAGTTAATTAAGTCTCTCTTGAAGGTCTGTGCCAACTTTTTAGTTGGTGGGGTTAGATATCCCGACAGTTCCTCAAAATCTCTTTTAAGGGAGGCGTTTTTTTGTTTGCCACCCTCAATATTTGAGAATGATATTTCATCGTCCTTCCAAGAACCATAATCCCATGCATTATTTTCTAAGGTTCCACCCTTGATAATAAGGGATGCCATTAGTATTATAGGTCTTTCATCAGATACTTGTACTATGGGGGGAGAATCATACTTATAGTTTGAAGTACTCCACCCGTTAGCCACTGTGTTTCTTGCTACATCGTTGCTATCATCAATAACATACTTGTCATTCCACCAAGGCATAAGAGCTTTCACTCCTGCTACCAAGGAAGTGCGTAACCAAGAATCTTCATATCTGTATGCGGAAGAATCAATATCGTACAGTTGTAATCTCAATGCATCTATTAAGTAATCTAAATTACTGGAACGTACTGGCATAGTTTATAACTCTTTTGTTTCTGGTTGACTGTCTTTTTGTTGTACCTCTACTAACCTTTGCCTAATATGCACCATTGTCTTTTCAGGTCTTTCTAGCTCTTCGGCTACTGTAAGAACCCTGTAAAGTACTGGTTCAGAATCAATTTCGTTAAGTTCCTTCTTAAACTTCATGAAGGGAGCAGTTACAATTCCTTCAATTACTTCTCTGGAATATTCTTCGTAACTTTTCTTAGCTTCGCCTTTAGGCTTTGGTTTCTTTTTTGCTTCCAATTTAACAAGATATCCCTGCTTAAAGAGGGATTTGTTTTGTCTTTCAAAATAAACTTCTTCCATTTGTGACCAAGCTTCTATAAAACAACCCTCAGAGTTCTTGGCGGGGTTCCCTTGTAAGATGATTGATTCTGGTACTCCGTTAAATGGATTTACAACAGAAACTTCAACTTTTCCTAGAATAGCTTTTTTATAAACTGCTACAGGGTCTCCTGTTTGCATCTTAGCAAAAGCATCTGGTGAAACTGTATTTTCTGGCATTCTAATCTCCTTTCCTATTTATTAAGTTTAGAGACTGGGATGTAGTAAAACCCACATCCCAGTCTTTATTACAATTACGTATTAGGTAATTTCAATGACGTAAATTCCTTCCGCTTTGTCGATAATCATACCAAATTGTTGGTAGATTTCAAAGAACCATTGTGGAGGAGTTGGTCTTGGGTCAGTATATTGTTTTTCCTTGATGTCCCCGTAAGTAATAAACTCACCGACATTTTTACCCATAACAAGAATCTTGTTTGTAGGTACTAATGCACCGTAGGAATCAGGATAATCCCAATCTTGGTCGATTACAACAATTTCTGCACCGTAGTATTTTCCTAACATACCCTCAGACATAACTTTCTCAAGCTGTGAGTCTACACCCACAATTGTGGAACCGCCATCGTCCCAAAATGCACCAAATTTGGTGATTGGGTTCAATACGCTTCTCACACCTGCAACAACAATTGGTCCACCGATTGTTTGCGAAATTTGTTGAATCGCAGTTTCGAGACCTAAAGCTGTAACGGCTGTTGAAATTGCCGCATAGTTGTCAGGTGTATTTCCGCCTGTCCATACGGATGTAAGGGCAGCGAAAACTTTGTTTTGGTAATAGTCTTTTAGGGTTTTTAGCATTTCTTCACGAATTCTTTCAATTGTTCCCAATTCACCAGAATTTAGTTCCCACTCAGAGGCAGTAACTTTGATGTCAGCCCCATCAAGTGAGTAGTGAAGACGTTCAACGATTGTGAATTCGTCAGCCAAGTGTACAGTTCCAGGTACTAATGTTCGCACATTAATGCCCTTACGTACTTTCTTTACTAACGCATCCCCTTCTTTCATTGCACGTGAGTTGAGTAACATACCAACAAAGTCGGTAGTAATATGACCTGGGTCAATGAACTCAACAAGTAGTTCCGCTAATTCGTCTCTCTTTTCTTTATCTTGCATAAGAGAAGCGATAGCTTCGTTGTATTTAATTTTTTCCATTAATTTACTCTCCTAAACTGTCACTAGGACTAAGGCATTCTTGTTCTAAATGTTAATTCTCGTTTTACTGTATCGTGATGGATAACTGTTGCAACCTGTGAAGCTGCGATACCTGCTGTAGCAGTGTACTCTAGTTTTCCACCTTCTCCAGCACCATCGGAAGCTGTATCTGTTACGTTACATCTTGCTCCTGGTACTAGGTCTGCACTGTATACGTAGTTTCCACTAGTTACAGTATATGTGCCACCAGCGTGTAGAGCAACGAGTGCTCCTGAAGGAATTGTTCTTCCTTGCAACATGCTTGGGGCAGTTGTGTATACGTCTGCATTGAAAGGTAAATTACTAGCACCTGCGAAACCTTGTCTCAGGTTACTTGGGTTAGCTGGATAATTTACATAAATTGGGGGTTCTTGTTGAACTACACTGAAAGCAGCTAAGTAAACTGCTTCTAATGCTTCATCAGTTGTGGCAGGAACCTGACAACCAACTAAGTCAACTCTACTTCCGTAGTTGACGTTTTGGCTATGGTTCACAATGACACACATACGACCTTCAACAATATCCTCTACTGCTACTGCTCCAATGCTATCAGCAATCTTTCTAAATCTCATTTTATTCCTCCGTTACTCTTTGTCTTTTCCGAATTTAAGGAAATTAGCAAGTTTACTAGCATCTAGTTCTGCTTCTTCGTCACCTACAATAGGTGGAAGTGTTTCTTCTCTTTCTTCTAGTTCTTCTAGTTCAGCAGTTTCTTTTGCTTTCTCAACTTCTTTTCCGAAAGCTAAAACTTCTGCAATTAGGAACTTTAGAGCGGCTTCATCCATGGCAAGTAAGGTCTCTGAGTTTTCTACAAAGTACTCATCTTCCTTTGCGATACCTGCTTCAGTAAACTGAAGTTTGATATCTGACATTTTTTCTGCCTGTTCTCTTTCTGATTCCACTTCAACTTTAAACTCTTTTAATTCTGCGATTTCAGTAGAAAGTTCTTGTACTGATGCAATTGAATTTTCGAGTTTTTCTAGTAATTCCTCTTTTTCCTCTTGCAATTCAGTCAAAGACTTTTCCAATTCTTCGATTTGTAATTCTTTCTCTTCCATATCTTTTTTCTCCATTTCTGCTAATGCAAGAATAGTTGTGCGACCCTCATAGGCAGGTGTCTCTACAAGAGTTGCTGCCTTTAAGACTGTGTGATAAAGGTCCATTACACCTTCATATTTTTGGCTGTCACTGGTCATTGTATAACCAATTTCCCAAGAAATATTTAGTGTTTCGTCATTATCTTTCTTTTCTTTTAATAATCCAATATCTTCTGGTCTCTCACTGTTCCACAGAGCAGCAAGTCCTTCAATGCGATTTCCAACTTCTTTCAGATGGGTAATCACACCAATAGGCATCGATGCTTCATGTCCTTCAATCTTTCCAAGGGTCATTTTTATAGGCATGTGGATACCAGAGTTGATAATATTACTAAACTCCTCTTTCGGAATTCTTACTTTGTTCCCATTAGGTTCATCGTCAGTGAGGATGAACTTAGCCCATGTTACATTGGGATTAAGTAATAAAGAGGCAAAGGATTCATTAACCTTTTCACTATTATCTATACTGTATTGTACCATATCTGATGAAATCTTGATAAATTCTGTCATTTTTTACTCCTTTTTTGTTGATTCTGGCTCGTTTTCAGTAGATTCCACATCCGGTTTGGTATCATTAGGTGTATCCGTTTGTTTATCAAATGGTTGTGGATTGTACTCATCTAAGCCTAATTCTTCTAATAAATCTTTTTCTTCTTTTCTAGCATGAACTTCTTCATCCCAGTTGTAACCATAAAACTCTGAAATAGAACTTCTAGAAATATTACCTTTTTCATATAACTCTAGGAGTGCCTCTGACAGGTCTGCAAATTTTATCAAGTTGATTTTTTCAAACCTTACTCCACCGTAGTCCCCTAAATCATTCTTCTTTACTACTTCGTCAAAGATATATTTTGCTATTCTTAATAACTTAGTTCTAAAGGTTTCCATTGTAGCTATAGGAGAAAGTGTAGCAAAGTCGTGGTCAGCCGAACCGCTTCTTTCAGCCTCTCCCATAATTAGTACTCTTGGAAAACCTAAAGCGTAGATGATGTCGTTATTTACTTCTTTGTATTTGTCATTGCTCAAAAGAGCCTCTACTGGAGGTATTACCCAATTAACATCAAGGGTATGGTTTCCAAACAGTTGAAATACTCTTTCTACACTAGCTGGTGATACTGCGTATCTTGAGCTAATTTGAGCTTTTAAGTCTTCTAGCTGATATTCTGTTTCCTGTGTTAGAGGAAAATCTTTATCACCAAGCTTAAATATTTGTATGGCTTCAATTACTCTGGATGCTAGTGCAAAATCCATAGCACGAATGTTTCTTTTATGTTCTAAAGACTCAAGTGCAGAATATAAGTATGGTGTTGGATACGGCGTATCAACCATTGGTTTTCTTCTAATAAATAAGTTATGCTCATCTTTTAGAAGAATCTTTCTATTTCCTGCTTGAATTTGCTCTACAAACCCTGGATATGAGGTTAGAAAATCTGACACCGTTTTTGAATCTTCTTGTGTAGCTGGTGTTAGAGACTCTTGTAGAAGTTTCAAATACTCTGTAGGAATATTTACGTAATATCTAGGCTCTCTAGAAATAAAAGAATCTTTTAGTTCTATATTCTTAGGATTTCTAAACCACATGTCTTTAGGTAACCATGCTTTAGGATATTTCTTTACTCCCATATCTTCTAGGTCGGATTTCTTTTTCCATTCAAAAGTAATTGATGGAACTACTAATCCAGAAACAAGAAACTCCTGTGCTCCCTCTTGTAGAAAATCAGTGATTTGTGGCTTTATTCCTTCTAACATTCTATACTGATTTTCTGAAAGTGACCCCTTATCAATGATTAATTCATTAACACCAAGCTCTATTAGCTTGTCTATTGTAGTACCAGCTATAGGGTCTCTTCTATAAAAATACCTACATCTATCTACTACCTTCTCGTAATCTCTTGCTGTAAGTGCCCCTGCGTTTGGCTTCTTATACGGAGCATCTCTCCAAGGATTTGCAACATTGTAGCTGTTAGTTGGGGTATCCCAAATAGCAGAAGTCATGTGACTTACTGTGTTTGGGTCGCTTAATTTTTCTTTTTGCAGTCTAGCTGTCGCTTCTGCTTTTACTGTACTATCTTTTTTTCTTGCCATTATAACCAACCTGTTCCTAATAACTTGACTTGTCTACTTCGGAAATCTAAACTCTCATTTGTGAGGTAATAAGCCAGCACCGCACTTAAAAGTGATGCGGTAAAGTGGTCTTCACCTTTATGTCCACCTGCTGGTGTCATTGTCCTATATGAAATTATCCCAGTAGTTGGGTTCTTTGTATAGGACATCCTTTCCAACTCAGTTACAGTATCCATATCCGTAGTAGAATAGATGATTCTGTGTTTGTTTGTGTATTCCTGTAGGAGTGAAACAGATAAAGGCTTTGCTCTTGATTTTATTTCTTTGCCGTCTTCGTCTATTCCAAGTATGATTGCTGAGTTGAATTTGATTGGTATGAGGTAATCCCCATAGTTTTTCTTTTCGTACTGTTTTCCTTTTAGTAAGTCCTGAATTACACTCATTCCTGCGTGTCCTTCATCCATCCCTATCAATGAGGGATTATACTTTGTATCCAAGGCATCTATAAATCTTTTCTGAATTGGATACGGAACCTTTACTAAACGAATTTTGGAATGAAATTTAAAATTCATGTTTTCGTCTAGATACATGATAAAAATTGCGGTAGGTTCTGTATATCCAAGGTCTACTCCAAAAATTACACCTTGATTTTTAGGCATTGCTGGAAGTATTTGTACTTTTTGGAAATAGTCATTGAAATTCTCTCCAAAAGTAATACCATTTAGAGCTATTTTGTATACTGGGTAGGATTTAATATCCATCAGTCTTCTATCAAATACTGCGTAGATAGGAGAACCGTGCTGTCCTAAAACGAAATGGGCAAATTCTTCTGTGTTCTTTCCCCCATATCTTCGTATCGCATCTTCTTCTGCTTCGTCATCAAATCTAGGATTTTGATAAGAGTCAATCCTATATCTACTATAAGTATCATCATTCTTATCTGCGTGAAAGTTTACATTTTCCTCACGAATTCCAGTAGGAACTCCTGAGACAATAAGTTTACTTCCGCTCATCCAATAGTTAATCGTAGCTTGAAGTTCCAGCCACGTTCCCCAAGGATAATATCCAGATTCGTCTACAATAAAGAATGGGGTGTGAAGACCAATAACATTTTCCCCCTTTCCTGACTGTCCAGCAATTCTGCACATAAGAGTAGCATGTGCTTTTGTTTCAATTCTATGCTCTGAGTTGTTAATTCCACTTCTGTAATTTACAAAGTTCTTTAGTAAACTATTAGTTCTAAAGAACATTTTCAACATTTCCCACACAGGGTCTAGCTGTGCTTTATTTGGCACGGAGTAAATTATATACTCCCCAGGATAAAGATTGTTAAACAATATCCAAATAATCATGTGCACAATAGCAAACGTTTTACCTACTGCACGACTTGCTCTTAGAGAAATGTATGGATTTGTATCTACCAGCAATTCTTTCTGGTAGATTGTAAATTCCATATTTTGTTCTATGTCGGTAACTTCTTCTCTTAAATCCTCATCGTTTGAATCTATTTCATGTAAAAATTCTCCAAACAAAACAGGATTTTTAAAGATTCTTATGAGTTGCTGTTCTTTAACAGAAAGCTTTTCTACTACAGACATATACTAGAGTCCCTCTGGAAACTTATCTTTATACTCTTCTTGTAAGTCTCTCAACTCAGAAGAGGTAAGTTCCAGCCTTCCAGTACATTTTACTGCCTCATCTTCTTCCTTTCGTTCAACCATTCTACCACATTCAACAATAAGCTTATTGTCCTCATCTGGGTATAAAAACCACCCATCAAACAACATCATTCCACATTCTGGACAAATAGCCCTATAAACTTTATTCTTATAGAATCTATCAGCCTTCTCCTGAATATTCTTGATATAGGCTTCGATTGAATCTTCTTTTTCTTCCTTACGAGTTTTACGGGTAATATTTAAATCTCTCTGCATGTCTGAGATGTCTTTTCTCAAAGCAGAGATAAACTTATTAAGTTCCCCAACGACTCTAAGGTTGTCTGCTCCGACACCCTCTTGCTGTTCATCATAGAGAGTATCTTCGTAGTCACTTAAAGTTAATAAGGCACGTATAAGTGCCCTAAGAACTTGTGTGTCATTAAATTTTAAATCATCTAGGGCATAGTCTTCTCTGAACAATTCCATCATGTCCAGTATCCTATCCTCTAGTTCCTGTTTCGGCTTGAAAGTTGTCAGTGCTTTTGCCTGTCTTTCTTCCCAAACTATATCAAATTCCTCATCTGAGAGATTTTTGTATTGTGCTAGGTTACGTAAACTTCCTTTCGACTTTACTCTCTTTGCCAAACTCCCCTCCTATAAGCTACATTTAGACCACCCGCAACTAAGACATGTAACACATCTTCCTGATGGTACTAAATTTTCTGTGTCTCCACATAAAGGACACCCAATCTTTCTTGGTGTCTTCTTTTTCGCTTTATCTTCTTTTTTGTCTTTTTTAATGTTCTTAACCATATTGTACCATATTCCAGTGAATCTTGATAGATTCTACTATAATTTCTGATGATTTTAAGCCCAAAACAGCTATTAATAGCTTTTCTTCTGGTGTAATTGCATCTTTAATTCTTTGTTCTTTTTCCTTTCTTAATCTCTCTAATCTGTGAGGCTCAGAGGCAACCTCTAAATTTAGCTTATTTAGTTTTGGAGTGTTTAGATTTTTCCATTGTTTATTTAAAATAATAGCACGTATTTGAGAATCATGTACTCCATACTCTTTTCCTAGAGCAACATATGTTATACCTCCACCAGAATATTTTGTTCTTATTTCTATAACTTGTTCCTCTGTCAGTTTTCTTTTGTGAGTTTGTCCTACTAGTGCTCTTCCTGCTACTTTCGCAAGATTATAATCAATTCCCCATCTTATTACATTATCTAGAAACCATTGCTCATAATATAGAAGTTCAAACCCTTCACAGATTAAAAGTATTTCAAATTCAAATGAATCCTCTCCATACTTATTCCATGAAGATTGAAAATAAGGATTATTAGAATTCTCAGTGCGTAAAGAGGATTTATGATTAGTCCATCTTAGGTTTAACTCACTAGATGAGCCAATATAAATCTTACCATTTATAACATTCTGAATTCTGTATATCCCCTTCATCTATTTATACCATATTTTAGAGGTTTCATTCAAAAAAGCAATCAACTCTTCCTCGTTTAAACGTGAATAGCACTTCCGATGCATCCACAAGTTTATGTATGGTCGAAGTATCTTTTATCTTTCTTTTTGGTGGGTTTACTTTACACCAAAGGCACTCTTTAACTTTTTTATTTATTTTCTTTGTCAATGAGTTTTACCTGCTCTATCTTTCATTAACTTTTTCATTCTACCAATAAGCTCTATTGGCGGGTGTTGTTGTTCATAGATATACCTGATAAGTTGCATCATTTCCTCTGGTGTCATCGGCACATATAATAAATTATGACCAGTAACGCACTCATCAGCCTCTCTTTCAAACTTATATTCTTTATGACAGAAGAAACATTTATATTTACCTTCGTCTAGTTTTATTGCCACGATAATTTCCTTTTTTATGGTACTTTGCATGACATCCTGAGCATAATACTGTTAAATCTTTCAGTATATTTTCGTTATACAGTGTCTTGTACGTATTGTGATGAACAGTGGTTGCTGGTTTTCCACACAGCTTACATGTTTCCCCAAGAACACTAAGAACTATTTGACGTTTTACTGCCCACTCAGGAGATTTCAGATATGCACGATACTTGTCTGTCTTCTTTTCGTATGATTTTTTTACATTTCTTTTTGGATTTTGATGTGCGTGGTGTTTGCAATACCCGTCATCATAGCCTCTACCTCTGCAAGGGTCTCCGTCTTTTTTTATACCTTTACAGTAAGCTACTTTTTTACGACTAGCCATATTAGTACCCCGCTAATTTCATTCCTAAGAAAAAGAAATACCCCGCACCAAATGTTAATGCCATAGTAACTGTAATACTACAAATAAAAGCAAGAACAAAGTGCCACCACTCATATAATTCTATCATTAGTATTGTTCCTCACCCTTGAAGTAGAGTTTGTTTCCGTTAGCTTCCCATCCAGATTCAATAAACTCATTCAGTTCATCCTTAGTTTCTTGAAAAGCCCTGAAATTCTCTTCTTTTACCGTCTTTTCTGCTTCTAGCTCTTCTTTTAGCCGTATAATTTCAAAGTCTAAAGCAAGCTTATCTTTAATAAGTACGTCTGTCATGTTCTCTTTGGCGTAAATCTCCAAATTTTTCCAGTATTCTATCCCTTCTCCCATAAGTTCAAAGCCA